GGCCGGTCCGGGCGGCGAGCGCCTTGTTGGCTTGGTATTCGCCGATCGCCGGCGCGACCGCCGACCCCAGACCGATGGCGATCGGCTTGAACATGTCGCCAAGCGAGCCAGGATTCGGCTGCTGCAACTGCGCGTTCGACGCCGAGGTCGCCGCGGTGTTGGCGGCCACAGTCGGATCCTCGGTGGCGTACAGCTGGTTGTAGGCTTGCTGCTGTTGCGCGGCGATGCTCTTGCGCAGCTCAGCCGTGTCGGTGTCGGCCTTGGCCCGCAGTCCGGCTTCGTTGACGCCCTGTTGCTCGGTCAGCTTGTTCTGGACAAAGCCGGCCGCTCCCGATCGTAACAGTCCCGCCCTGGCGAGATCGGCCTCGGAGGTCCGCTTGGCGTCGGCGTACTGGCTCTGCAACTGCGGCATGGTGTAGTCGAGACCGGCCTTGCGATAGTTCTCATAGAAGTCATCGCCGAAGTTCTCGGTACCGAAGATGGTATCGATCGCGCCCTTCCCTTGATTGAGTCTCGCCTGGCGCTCGTTCTCTTTGTCACGAGCTTCCTGGGCGCGCTGCATCTCCAGCTGCACCATTTGGTTGTTCGATGGTCCGCTTTTGCCGCCCATGGCGTCACCTCATACTTGCGCGTTTGGATCGATCGGCGATTGCTTGCCGTAGTCTGCCCAGAAGCCCGGCGGCGTCATGATCGCCTTGGCCACGATATTTCCCGTGCTGTCCTTGGTGGTCTCGGTGCCGGACACGGCCTCGGCCGGCAGCGTGGTCTTGTCCGGCGTTGCGGTATTTTCCGGCTTCGCGGTAGCATCCGCGGCCGCTTTCTTGACGTTGATGTTTTCCTGGTAGCCGCTCATGTCGAGCGGCTTTTTGGCGGCCAGCGTCTTTTCTGCCTCTTCCAAGGTCGCATTGCCGGATCTGTCTAACGGTTCTTGGTAGTACTGCTGTCCGCCGCCGCCCTTGCCACCCATGTTGATCCCCTACTTGGTTGTGCTGATGCTGCCGGGTGCGGTCGCCGGTCGTTGCGCCTGCGCCTGCCAGATCGAGGGCGGCGGCAGGAGGGTGCCGGCCAGCACCGCGCCAGTGGACAGCGGCTGGCTGCCGGTCTGCAACTTGCTGACGATCGGACCGCCCGGCGAGATCGGCGGACCGATCGCCTCGACTGGCGCGGGCGGCGGAGCCGGTCCCGCTACCGGCGGCGCCACCGGCGCCGGCGGGCGCTTGGTGATGGTCGGGATCACGAACGGCGCCGGCGCTGGTGCCGGCTCCGGCTCTGCCGTCCAGCCTGGCGTATCGCCCCAATGATAATTACCGCCGATATCGGTCCATGGCATGGTTACACCTGTCCGGTTGTTGTCATACTGCCAGAGCCGTTGAGGCCCTGGGCTTTCAACTGGTCGGTCCACATCGACGGCGCGGCGATCGTTTGCGCCAGCTGGCTGCCGGTGTCCTGGGTGGTCTGGATGCTACCTTGGGTATCCTGTGCCGGCGCGGCCGGCTCACCGATCGGACTTGGCCCGGCTTGTTCCTGCACTGGTGCAGGCTGTTCCGGGGTTGCCGCGGCCTGCGTAGGATCCGGTGCCGCGGCCGCGGCTGGCTGCTCGGCATCCCAACCCCAGCCGTTCGCCCTGGCCAACGGCCCCCAGGTGATCGAGTCGGCGCCGGTGGTCGGCCTGGCCCCGCCCTTGCCACCCATCAGAGCACCTTCCTGAAAATCATCCCGACCGGCTCGGCGCCGAAATGCCGGCCGACCATGTTCATCAGCGAGTTCTGCTCCGGCATGCCGGAGCAGATGGGAAAGTTGATCACCTTGCAGCCGTCGCGGCGGGCCAAGGTGATCACCATGTCGACCAGGCGGCGGCCGAGGTCGGTGCGCTGGTACTTCGGTACGGTATAAGTCTCGTCCATCACCCCCATCGGCTCGGAGAACACATCGAACACATGGTAGGAGCAGACGCCGACCAGCTTGTTGTCGTCGCGTGTATCGAGCGCGATCACATACATGGCGAACTGGGTACCGACCGCGGCCGCCAGGTAACGTTCGGTCTTCTCGCGGTGATACTTCAAGTGCTTCGACCAGCAGGACAGCTCGAAGAACTCGCCGAGGAAGTCGGCGAGCATCGGAGCGTCGGCCGATTCCGCCATGCGGACGTTAATGTGCGGGGTACGCACCGTTCGCTTGGGTCGCTTCAGCTCGGTCACATTCATATTCATCGGCTAGCCATCGGTATGAGACAAAGTCCTCGCCGCATGTGCCATAGCCGGTCAGCACGCCTTCGGCTTTGGCGCCAATCAAATTCATAAATCTGCGGACATCGTCGCGCTGGCGCATCGCCACCGCTTCGACGCGGTGGATCCCCGAGCTAACAAGATATGGCAGCACAAATCCCTTGATCTGCCGCACCATTGGTAACACGGCGCGGCCCCAGTCGTCTGTGCCGAAAGCGTAGCCGGCGCCGACGCCGGAGCGTCTTAGCACCAGGCCCCACACCGAGATCGGCCCCAGCTCATGATCCCAGGCGCAGAACGCGAACTGGCTGTGCCGCATCAGGGTCGACGCCAGCCGGTCGATATCGGTGCCGGCGGCCTCCATTTCTTCGGCGTCGTCGACCCGCAGGTTGTCGAGGATCGCCTGGACCATGCCGCGATCGGCGGGGCTGATCTCGATCATCCGGTTTCCCCGCCGATGTAATGCACCACCAGATTGGAGAGGATCTGCGGCCCCAGCTCCTGCGAGCGCAGCCGCAGCGACATGTGCGTGGCGTGGCCGAATAGTTGGATCTTGCCCTGCGGGAACGACGGGCCGTCGAAGATACCGATCTCGTCTTCGACCGCGGGGTTGTTGACGTTGAACGCGGCCGACACCTGCCAGGGTACGCCGGAGCAGGTCGCATCCAGCGCGGAGAAGGATTTGAAGGTGGCCACGCCCTCGCCGGCGTGGAACGGGAAGATCAATTCAACGGGACAGTCGTCATAGACCGGGCCAACATCGGAGATCCCGCCATAGGCGTAGACGGTGTTGTTATCGTCGCGCACCACCACCCGGTTCTGGTGCAGGCAGGCAGCGGTGATGACAAAGCCGGCGTCGTACTCCGACCAGGCGGTGATCTTCGGCCCGGGAAACGCCGACAGCACGTAGATCTTCGAAGTCATCGGCGCGTCTTCGTCGTCTTTGGACCCGGCCATGATGATCCAGAATCGGCCGGTGACCGGCTGCAACAGCGCGATCGTGCCGCTCATCCAGTCCGGCCCCATCGACCGGAACAGATCTTGGAGCAGAGGATCCAGCGGCGAGCCGATGTCGGACACCGCCGCGGCCAAGGATGAGTTGCGAGCGCGGAGCGAGCGGATGCCGGAGTGCGACATGTACATCACGTCGCCGGAGCCGTACTGCATCACTGAACGCCACGCCGTTGTGCCGGCCTGGCGCAGGGTCTGCACATACTGATTCTTCGTAAAATCTGGATCCATGATCCACAGCTGCACCGCGGTCGAGCTGAAGATCGCCAGCTTGTCGTAGTAGACCTCCAGCGCCACGCTGTCGGTCATATCGGAATCGCCCATCGACAGGTCGATGAAGTTGGTCGGGTCGGGCGGCGCCATGCCGGACCAGTCGCCGGCGTTGCCGATCGCCGAAAAGTAGAGAATGCTATGCTCGACCGTGTACATCTTGTTCTTGTAAGTGCGGCAGTAGAAACCTCTGGCCAAGGGCAGGTCGATGCCGTCGTAGTAGCGGCCGACCGTGCCGACGGCGTCCTTCCACAGGATGGTGAACACCTTGTTGTCGAACAGGTCGTAGTCGATGATCTCGTAGATCGTGGTGACCTGCTGGCCGAGCACGCCGATCGACCAGGTGCCGGACGGCGGTTCGACCTTGTAAGGGCCATTTGGGCCGAAGGTGTAGAGCTTCTGGTTGACCTCGACCAATCCCCTGCTGGCGGCGTCGACCGTCCAGAACGGCACGAACGCCATCCGCTTCTCGATCTCACCGCCCGGCGTAACATGGGCGTTGCGCATCGACCGCAGCGTTCCGGCCGGCGCAGTCAGCTCACTGCGCCGCAGATCCAACCCGGCAGCGAAGTCGGTGATTGTAAAGTAGGGCAACTACTCCCTCCATCAGTTCGGGACGTAGTCGACATAGCGGGTAGTACGCATGCTCTTGTCGGGATCGTTGCCGCCGCGGAACACACCGCCCATGTTGTAGTTGGCGCGCTTGTCGGCGCCCTGGTCGGCTAAGAGCCGCCGCAGGTAATTCTGCGCCTTGGTCAGCTTCATTGGCGCAGCTTCACTCTTCTGAGTAGCGAGCATTTCGGCCGCGGCGAACAGCACGATCGCCTTGGAATCCAAAATGCAGCTATCGGTCGGCGCGACCAGCGGCGACAGCGGCGCCTGGCCTTCGAACCGCAGCACGTAGCCCTGCTCGGGGTGGGCGACGTTGTCGTCCGGCATCGGCAGTAACTGGAATTGCCCGACTGGATTGGTGATCGGCACCGGCCCGGTGGTGTCGATCGAGGCGACGTTGCTCCAGCGCACCGGCTTGCCGGTGCTAGTCGGACCAAGGTGCATCATGAACGCCTTGATGCCGTACACCAGCGGCGACCAGGACGAAGCCGAGGTGATCACATCGGCCGCGTCGCGGGTGACCTGCGAGATATAGACGCGGACGATCTGGTCGAACGCCATCTCCTTCGGATAGGAATATACCGCCTGCCCGCCGGTCAACGGCACGTCGACCCAGATTTTCAAGTGCTGCCAGTTGTAGGCGTCCCACAGCTCGCGCTGCTGCCGCGCCAGCAGCAGGTCGATGGTTTCCTGCGCCTGCACCCCCTGCAACGGGTTGAGCGACGTGCCGGTCTCGGCCCGCAGCTCGCGGCGCAGCTCGAGCAGTGTGACGCCTAATGGCACTAGCTAACGTCCTTATGCTCCGCGGGCGGCGGCGGCGAGCGCCGGCCGCGTGGTGATGGCTTAAAGATCGGCTCGAGGTCGGTGGTGGCCTTGGCGATTTCGTCCTCGCCGTCGTCGTCGTCTTCGTCGTCGCCATTGCCGTTGGTGATGGCGGGGGCAACAACGGTAGAGAGCTGACCGTTCTCATAGCGCGGCAGGTTCACCTCGTCGGTCATCACGTAGTCCATGCGGAAGGCGCGGCCGGGGAAGCAAGCCTCGACCACCTCGCGGCCGTAGATCGTGATCAACCTGTTCTTCTCTTCGGTCGGCCACACCTCGCCCATGCCGACCGGCATGACGTCCATGACGTTCTCGTCGCCGTGCAGGGCCTGGAGCACTTGCACCTCCGGCCAGGTCACCGGGTTGAACTTGTCGTAGATCACGGTGTGACAGTTCTGCCCGGCAAGATTGATCTTGCAGACGCAGTATTGGATCGACTTCGCCATATCATCTCCCTTTGAAAAAAGCCGGGAGTGCTAAGAGTGTCCGCTCCCCGCACTCCCGGCCGCGCTGCGATCAGACAATATCCATGACGACAGCGCCGTTGAGGCGCCGCGCACAGAGTTGCCCGGTCGAAGTGATCGCCCGATAGATCACATACTTGTCGGGCGCACGGTCTGGTGAATGCTGGTGGCGCCACTCTTCTTGCATCGCCACCAGGAAGATGTCCCTGGAATCATACCAGTAACAACGCTTGGACTTGCCGAGCGCGTCCAGGGTCGGGTCGTATTCGAAGTCGGTGCCGGCATAAGAAATCTGCCCGACACTGACATCCTTGGCACCGGAGAAGCCCTGCATGCTGTAGTTGCCGTTGGCGCGCAGCTCACTCTCCAAAGCACCGAGCCAGTCCGAGCCACAGAACCCGGTGTTCGGCTTGGCGCCGTACCTGGTCAGCTGGCGATACTCTTTCTGCAACAGCGTGATCAGCGCGCCGCCGTTGGTGGCCGACGAGGTGATCGGCGCGCCGCCCCAGGCCGCCAGTGCCGGCGTGGTGCCGACCGCGGTACCCATGGCGGTGGTGAAGGCGCGGTTTCTCCACCACGGCTTCTGTGCGCGGTTGATACCGGCGACGATACCCGTCGTCGGATCGTCGGTGATCAACGCGGCCATGCCCGCCAGCGCCTTGGGATCGGCGGCGCCGTTGGTCCACAGCAGGTTGTTCATGCAGCGGGCGTACTGCTCGCTGACGTCCTGCAATGCGTCTTGCAGCAGCCCGACCAGCACGGTGTCGTCACGGCCGGAGTGCTCGGACGTGTCGTCCATGTTGCCGGAATCGGTAACCGTGATGCCGTCGGTCTTCAGCTCGGAGTGGGTGAGCATGATACCGATGTGGTGCTCCTTCCACGGGAACACCGCCTGGGTCAGGTTCGCCGGCGTGTAGTAGGTGACCGCGTCGTCGAGCTGATAGCCCTTCAACTGGTCGTCGGTTCCCGGTGCCGCGGTGTTACCGAAGTCGCCCTTGACCGAGATGATGATATTTCCCTTGCCGCCGGGGAAAGTCTTTTTCTTGGATTCCATCGCCGCCAGCAGCGGCTTTTCCTGAATTGCCTCCTGGAAGGCAGTCCCTTTGTTCAGCCACCAGTCCAACGCCGCCGTGGTTACGTGGGCGAGCAGTGGAGCAGAATATGTAGGCATTTAAGCACCTCTGTGATTAGAGGCGCGGCGCTCCCTCGCGAGCAAATTTGACTGCTTCCAGCAGCGACGTTGCTTCGGGTGCCACACCAGCGGTTCGTCCGGTGCTGCTCGGGACACGCGATGTAGCCTGGCGTTGAGGTTGGGTCCAACTCTTGTACTGTTCGTTGACCCGGCGATACGCCTCGTTGGCGATTTGCAGGCCGTTTTCGACAGACCGGGGTGGACCGTACTCCTGGACGAGCGCCATCATCGTGGACTGAACAGCGGGTTTTTTCGCCGCATAGCGAGGGTCCGATCGGATGATTTGCAATTCCCAGTTATTGACGGCCGCGGCCACCTGATCTGCCAAGATCTTCAGTTGCAGCTGCTGCTGCTGACTCTGCGACACTTTCTGGTGCTGTTGCAGCTCGGCTTGCCGCCGCACTGCATTGGTCTGCGCCATCGCCCGGTCCATGCGCTCGCGTGAGTACATGGCCGCGGCTTGTGTCGTCATATGTCCCTGTTGGACCTGCTGTTGCAGGTCCGGGGGTAGCGATATGCCGAGGTACTCCTCGCACAGTTTCATGTACGGCTGGACGCCGGCATGAAACTTGGCGAGATCGCCACCGCGCATCGCCGCCATCATCTCCAGGCCGTACAGGAAATCGTCCTGACCGATATCGTTCTTACGAAGATATTCGGTGACCTTGATGGCCATATTCGCGTCCGGCTCGAGCGCCTTCAGACGCTGCACCTCGGCCGACAGTTTCTGTCGTTGCGAGTTCAGCTTCTTAATTCGTCTCTGCGCGGCTTTGGAAAGCTTGGCTAGTTCGTCAGGTGTCGGCTCTTCCGACAATTCTGGCTCGCGATCGCGAGCGGACCTCCTTGCGACTTGGGATGGCGAATCCCCCCTGGAACCGTCGGTGTCTATGTTGTCGTCATCCGTGCGCAGCTCGGGCACTGCACTTTGGAGGGCGTCCAGTAGACTACCGCCAGCGTCGCCGGCGTCCGTACCTGGCGAAGGTACCTGCTCGATCGACTGCTCTACCGTGGTGGGCAGAGACTTGTCGTCATCGGCCATATTGAAATCCCCTGGCGCCACCGGCGCCTGTTGTTGATCCTTACGTCAAATTACCTGCCGTGTCATCCCGGCATGGTCGGCATCTTGACCTGCTGCGGCATCGGGTGCGGCCGGCCTGGCGGCGCGCCCGTCAGCGTTGTTTGCGCGTCTGGTGCGGAGGGCGGCGGGCCGGCCTCGCCGCCGCCCGGCGCATTGACGGCGCCCTGCGGTCCCATGGCCGCGCCCGGGCCGGCTCCGGCACCGGGCGCGGTTGGGCCGGCGCCGCCAGACATAGCACCGTTCATCGCAACGATGCTCGGCAGCGAGGACTTGAAGGCTTCGGTCAGATCAAGCCGGTCGTCGAGCCGGCGCAGGGTATCCTTGGCCAGGAACTCCGGGTCGATGCCGGGCAGCTGGATCAGCAGCGGCATCAGCCGCTGGGCGTTGGCGATCTCCTGCGCCTGGTTGGGGCGGCCCATGCTGCCGGCCTCGATCTCGAGCAGGATCTCGTTGGCGATGTCCTGGGCGACCGGCTCGGCCGGCCAGACGGCGCCCTGGCCGACGATCTTCTTGACGCGCTCTTGTGACATCTCGCGCAGGAGTATCTGGCCAC